CTCTGTCTTTTTACTTGCAAAGGGAAATGGACGGAGAATATTGAGCAAGGATTACTAATATGTGGAAACGTATAAAAATGCTTTGGATAATTAGCGGGTTAGAATTGGGAGATAAAAAAACTCTATTGGATTCAATAAAAAAAATATTACCTCATAAACAGGCTACTATTGTCGAAATGAATAATCCACTAGATAATATAAAAATATGAAACCATTTGAAAAACGTATAATGATAGAACCAGAAGAAACTAAAAGTGTACTTGTCTCTTCAGATAATAAATTTCAGCAAGTGGGTAAAATTATTGCAGTAGGATATAGACCATGGTATATGTTTTGGAAACCACGATTTCTTAATGTTGATGACAGAGTAATGTTTAATGTTTGGGGAGTGGATTCAGTTACTTATGATGACAAAGATTACTACTTTGTTCTAGAAGATTCTGATTTTATTCTTTGTAAACTATGAAATGGATAGCATCTAAATGCAAAGCAGGATATCTCCATCGATTTGACCTTTTAAAAGAAGATAAAGATTGTGCCATAGAGATATGTCAAATCTGTCGAACCCGAAGATTTTACAGAGTTAGAAACGGGAGAGTTAATAATTATAAATACGCGAGCGAGCACATAAGAAGTATGTTACAGCCAGCTCATCGTTTATTTAATAGAGAATATAATAAATAATATGGATAACATTCATTTACAGGGAGGACGTGAAGCATTAATGAGAGGAATTAAAAAGGCCTGTAATACTATTGCAGGAACTTTAGGGCCGAAAGGATATAGTCTTGTCTTGGAAGATGTTCTTTTTCCTGGGCATCTCGTAACTAATGACGGTTGGGCTATTCTTAAAAAAATCAAGCTTGCTGACCCTTTGGAGCAACGTGGAGTGGAATTACTTAAAGAAGCCGTTGAAAAATCTAACAAAGAATCAGGTGATGGTTCAACAACTGCTACTATTCTCACTTCAGCCATCCTTGAAGAAGGCTTAAAACTCAATACTCATGGACAGGAAATTAAAGATAGTCTTGATGCTTGTCTTTGCATTATAGAGAAATCTATTGATGATCAAACCAAACAAATTACTCCTGAAGAAGTAGGTCAAGTCGCTACAATCTCATCAGGAGATGAAAAAATCGGTGCAATACTTCAAGAAATATATACCAAAGTAGGAAAAGACGGTATTGTTGAGATGGATAATTCAAATACTCCCGAAACATTCTATGAAATAGTTGAAGGTGTACGTTTAAAAAATGCTGGATTCATGTATCCATATATGACTAATGATGAGAGGGGTCGTTCAGCGACTTATTTGAATCCTAAAATTCTCATTACTAAACAGAAAATCAACGTGCAGAAAGACATTGACCCTCTTATGCAGAAACTTATTGCAGAGGGAGCAAGCGAGTTGGTAATTTTCTGTGATGATATTGACCCAAGTGTATCAAATCTATTTGCCATGACTCATCAGCAAGGTTTATTCAAAACTCTTGTTATTAAAGCGCCTACTCTTTGGAAAAATTGGCTCTTCGAAGATTTTGCTCTCATGACAGGAGCTACTATCATTGACCCAGAGCAAGGACTCAATCTTAAACGACTTGAGCTGAGACACTTGGGGACTTGCGAAAAGCTTATTGCTAAAGCATATGAAACATTAGTATCTGGTACCCAAGACCTAACGGCTCATATTGAAAAACTCAAAGAAGATGGTAAAATTGACGACCAGCAACTTCTGCGCGCCTCATGGTTACAGACCAAAACTGCTATTCTTAAAGTAGGAGCTAGCTCTGAAAGTGAACTTTCCCTCAAGAGGCTAAAAGTTGAAGATGCCCGTAATGCTGCTTATCAAGCTCTTCAAGGTGGTATTGTTGTAGGTGGTGGAATTGCTTTATTTACCACTGCTCAAAATCTTCCTGATACTATCGGGGGTAAAATCCTAAAACAAGCTCTTACAAAACCTTTATGGCAAATTATAGGAAATGCAGATATAAAAAATATTCTTTCTGACCTTTCAGCCACTAATGGGTTTGACGCTAAATCAGGGGAAACTGTAGATATGTGGAAAGCAGGAATTGTAGACGCAGCACCTATTATTAAAAATGCTGTCCGTAACGCAATCAGTGTGGCAGGAACTATCCTTACCAGTAATGGTGTGATAACTATCGAAAAATAATGTTCAAACTATTTTCCAAGTGTGAAAATTGCAAAGAAACAGTATTTATTACTAAACCTAGTAGAGTGTGGATTGCTGCTATCAGATTGTATGCAACTTCACGAATATATATATGTTCAAAATGTAGTAAGGCTTTACAAAGTAAGGTAAATCCTATATAATACTACTATGACTAAATTCGAACTTTATCTAGAATTAAAGAAGAAAGGTTTTCCTCAGGGTGGAAGTGGTTCATACCTCAAAGACCCAAAGACTGAAGAAATGGTGTACATCCCTAAGTTTGAAGAAATATTCACACAATTCATTGGTGATCCTATTGACCACGAAGTATTAGTTGACACATTGGCTAAAGTGTGGATTGAAAGAAGTAAGAAATAATAGATTTATTGATTTTTTCTAAAATGGCAAAAGGCGGATACAGAGAAGGCTCAGGACGTAAAAAAGGACAGGCTACTATTGAACGTGAGAAGATGAAAGATTACATCGCTCAACGTATCGTAGAAAATGCCGAGCCTATTATTGCTGTACTTATTGAAAAAGCAGTTAAGGGAGATATCCCCGCAATCAAAGAACTATTTGACCGAGGTTTTGGCAGACCGACACAAGCAGTAGAAATGACTGGCAAAGACGGCAGAGATTTATTTGAACCAAGCGATAGGATTAAAGAACTAGCAGAGAAGCTTAATCAATTAAATAAAAACTAACATGAAAAAATACATAATCGCATTGATGATGGTATTGAGTCCAGGGATTGCTTTAGCTGACTTTCAAGTTGATTTACATTATGGTTCAAAAGGAGATGATGTTATTGCTCTGCAAGAGTTCTTAACCGACCAAGGTGTTTATTCAGGTGTTATATCAGGTAACTTTTATTCTTTAACGGCCCGAGCTGTAAAGAAATTTCAAGCTCTAAAAAATATTATTCCTACATCAGGATACTTTGGGCCTCTCACTCGAAGTATAGCTAATGGAATACTTGTTGACGTAGCACCTGTTAGCGAAGAAAATGCAACAATAACACCTGCTATTGCTGAGCCTATACAGGTAATTCCTCAAGTTAATGCACCTATTATGGGAGCAACTACACAGACAACAGTTGCTCCTGCGGTTCCTCAGTGTATAGAAAATCCAGTTTTAACACTTAAAAAACTTCCTAACCGAGAAGGTAGAGTCAATTTCTTTGCAGAATATTCAACAGGGTGCCCTCTAGATGTTCATACAAAATGGTCATATACAGACCAGGTTGGAACAAATAGTGAAGAAATTAGTGATAAATCAAATATCTGGTATCTTGAAAATAAAATAGAGAACAATGTGTTTTACCTACGTCTGTATGATGAAAATGAACAAGTGCCATTTTCTCTAACTGTTGGGTCAACAACAAAGAATATATGATATCGTTTCTTGGTTGGACAGCAACCATACTGTTCATTACCCTTTATTTGCCTCAAATATCGCGTATGCGAAGAGATAAGACGGTAAAAGGTATATCTCTATGGTTTGTCTTAATTCCCGTAATAGCGAACATTATAGCCCTTTGGTACGCTATTCTCATTCATCAAACACCTCTAGAGTTTAAATATATCTTTTCGTTGATATTCTCATCGTGGGTACTATATCTTTATGCAATATACTCCTGAAGAATTAGCACAGGCTTCCGAACTTTATCCAGCACTTTGGGTACTTCAACATGAAATTAAGAATGAGGTAGGAATGCCTATTGAATTTGAAAAGCGCAAGTTTCTCTGGGATATTTATAATGATTTGTCACCTCTTCAGGTTTGGCTTAAACCTCCACAAATCGGCGCTACCGTGGGACAGACCATCAAAAGCTTCTATGTAGCTAAGAAACTAAACAGACAGATAATCTATACACTTCCCACCCAAGGAGATATTCAGGACATGGTAGGTGGTTCAATTAACCGTATTATCGCCCAAAATCCTATTTTACTTGATTGGGTAAAAGACCATGATACTGTCGAACAAAAACAGATAGGCAACTCGATGATATTCTACCGTGGAACATTCACAAGTCGTCAAGCAATGATGATTCCATCAGGACTCAATATTCATGATGAAGTAGATGCTTCAGACGCCGAGGTTATTGTGCAGTATGAAAACCGTTTGCAAGCTCAAGAAGATGGTGGGTGGCGATGGTATTTTTCCCATCCTTCAATGGTTGGACACGGAGTAGATGTCTATTGGCAACAAAGCGATAAGAAAGAATGGTTCATTACCTGTCCATCATGTAAATCAGAGTTTTTCTTGGAATTTCCCCAGAATATAGATTTTGAACGACAAGTGTACATTTGTCATCATTGCAACCAAGAACTCCCTGACAGTGCAAGAATAAATGGGAGATGGCAAGCAACATCAGAAGGAGAATTTTCAGGATGGCACGTTAGTCAGCTCATGCTCTATAACAAGAGTGCTAAAGATATTCTAAAAGCCTACAATGACCCATTGAAGGATAAACAATACTTTTGGAACTATGTTCTTGGACTTCCTTACGCAAGTTCTGATGATAAGATTTCATCAGAAACAGTCCTTAAAAACTGTGTGCCGACAGTCAACGATTACTCTCAACGTATTATTATTGGTGTGGATACAGGGCTTCCTATTTACTATACGTTACTTAATAAAGATGGAGTATTTTATTATGGGAACTGTGGGGATGCAACAGGAGATCCTTATGGAGTACTTGAGAAGCTTCTTATCCGTTACCCTAATTCAATCCTCATATCAGACCAAGGAGGGGATTTAATAGGTATTAGGCAATTACAGGCTAAATATCCTGGTCGCGTATTTCTTTGTTATTACCGTAAAGACAAAAAATCTCTTGATATTATTAACTGGGGAGAAGGAACTGAGTTTGGTAAAGTTGTTGTAGACAGAAACAGGATGATGCAACTTATGGTTGAGCAGTTGAAAGATATAGGCAGAATACGCATCAATGGCTCAAAAGAAGAATGGAAAGACTGGGCTAAGCACTTTGACAACATATATCGTGAAAAGGTTGTTATTAAAGAAACTAAAGATAAAGATGACAGGTCTCTGTATGGAGCTGAGTATGTATGGAAGAGAAGTGGAGCAGACCATTTTTGTCATAGTTTACTATATGCTTTAGTCGGCCTTGATAAGTTTGGTACTCAACGTGCTACTATTATGGATAATGACGTATTCAAAGGAATCGTTGAAGCAAAGATAGTTGACTGGTAGTTGCTTGATTTAATAAAAAGGTGTATAATTAATTTACAAAGCGCCACACTCTAAACAATGCCACCAGGTGTAAATGACCCAATGAGCCTAAATGTAGCTGGTGTAAAAGAGCTCATAGGTTCGAAAGTAAATAAAATAGGACAAGGCTCTGGCGACGCAGAAGGTGCCACGGGAGAAGTCATTGATGAACTCACTCTTAAATTAAGCGATGAGGAGCTTTTAGCATTGCGCGATGATTGGGAAGGAGCGTATGCGCCCTATATCGGTAAAATAACTGAGCGACAAAATGCGAACAAGAAATATTATCTTGGACGACAGCTCGAAGGTACACAATACAATGTAGAGTTTCCTATTGCTGCAAATCTTCTTTTTGAGGCAGAAGAAACTTTTCTACCCGCGGCTCTTTCGAAGAATCCTGAACCTGTTGTGTGGGCAGATAATACAACCGAAGGTAACGCTCTTTCTCAAGATGTTAAGACAATGCTTCAGTATCATGCTGACACATTGGTACTTCGGCGAAAACTTACCTTAATGGTACGCCATTGGTCTATTTATTATCTTGGTATCATCAAACATGGATGGAATAAAGAAATAAACGATATTTCAAGTGAGATTCGCAAACCTCAAAACTTTATCCTTGACCCTGAAGGATATGTAGATGTATATGGTGATTTTATAGGATATTTAGGAGAACGTATCACCATTACTGCCTCAAAACTCATTAAGCAATTCCCTAAACACGAGGACTATATCTTAGCAATAGTAAAAGGCAAAAAAGGAACTTCAGTAACATATACAGAATGGTGGAATGATGATTACTGCTTCTATACATTCAAAGATATAGTTCTCGACAAACACAAGAACCCTCATTTTAGTTATGATAAAGAAACAGAGGAACCCGACGAGGATGGCGTAGTGGTTAAAAATACTGTTGCTGGGAATAATCATTTTGCAAATCCTAAAAAACCTTATACATTCCTCTCGGTCTTTTCTCTTGGCGAACAACCCCATGATGTGACTTCTCTTATTGAGCAGAACATTCCTAATCAGAATCTCATCACAAAGCGTACGATGCAGATTGATACGAATCTCTCGCGTCAAAACAATTCAGTAGCATTTTCAGAGGATAACTTCACTCAACAGACTGCTAAACAAGCAGCAGGAGCATTTGAAAAGGGGAATCCTTTACTTGTCCCTGCTGGTCGCCCTATTTCTGAAGCTATCATGCGCTTCCCAGCAGAATCATACCCTGACGCTGCTTTTAGAGAACTTGATAGTAATAAACAAAATCTCCGCTCATCTTTTGGTACACAAGGTATTACTGCAGAACAACCTAAAGAGGAACAAACAGCTCGTGGGATGATACTCAATCAACAACGTGATAATACCCGTATCGGAGGTGGCATTGGTGATGCACTTGAACAGGTAGCTGACAATATCTTTAACTGGTGGGTACAGCTTTATTATAAGTATTATGATGAACCCCACGAGGCGCGTATTCTTGGAGGAACTAAAGCAACGGAATTTGTACAATTTTCTAACGCCGACTTGAATCGTAGACTTGTAATATCTGTTACCCCAGATTCAATGAAACCTAAGGATGAAATTGCTGAACAAAATCAAGCAATGAGCCTTTGGGAACAGCAAGCCATCGACCTCAAGACACTTCTTACTATTCTCAATGTACCTGATGTACAGAAGACAGCAGAGAATACTATGCTATGGATTGTAGACAAAAACGCCTATATGCAGTTAAACTTCCCTGAACTTTCTCAGAAACTTGCGATGATGCAACAGAGCACACCACTACAAGGAGCACCTGCACCTGTAGGCGGCGCACAACCAACTCCTACACAATCTGCTCCAAGCTTAGGAGGAGAACCACCAAGTGCATCGCTTTCTCAAGTGCCTATTCCTGCGTAGTTGCAAGAAAGTTTATTAGTATGGTATAATATAAGTACTAAAAATAGTATGTCTAAATCAGAAGCAATTAAAAGAGCAATGGAACATCCTAATAAATTGGGGGCAGGAGCTAAAAAGCGCGAAAGTCTTCACGGGCAAGAAAAAGTGCACGCCGTAATGGGTGAATTTAAACGCGGGACACTTCATTCTGGTTCAGGAGCTAAAGTTAAAAGTAGGGAACAAGCTATTGCTATCGGTATGAGTGAGGCGGGACTTTCAAAAGCTATCAAAAACAAAATGAAGTAAATGTACACACAATTTAAAAGCGCCAACACTTCAGAGTCTGATTAAGGCTCTGCATGGTCGAGTTGGCGCTCTCCATACAGAATCTTAATCAGCCCCTGAAGAAGGGGCGTTTGGTTGTAAAGTTAACCCATTTTAAAAGCTTGCATTACTAACTAATCTCAGAAATGAGCGAAAAATATGAATGAAAAAAGTGAATTAGACAAGTTTTTTGAAGGATTATCGTCGGACTCGCCAAAGTTAGAAGATACCCCTCATCAAGAAGAGAAACCAGAAGAAGTAGAGGAAAAAGAGGAAATCTCTGAGAAAGAGCCTCTTAAAAATCGCAAACATCGTCGGTGGGAAGAAAAACTTTCTGAACGCGAACATGAACTTGCTTTAAAAGAAGCACGTTTGCAAGCAATAGCAGAAACTAAAGCTTCTCAACACTCTGACGTAGACCCACGACTTATTTCCCTCTATGGAGATAATGAAAATGGTAAACTCGCTGCTAAAATTACTGCCGAACTCTTAGAGGACGCAGTTAAAAAAGCAGAAGAGCGAGCATTTCATAAATTCCAAGAATCACAAGAGAAAACTGTCAAAGAACAACGACAATATGAGTCAATGATTGATGACAAGCTAGAAGATATTGAGGAAGATTTTAATATCGATCTTACTTCTAATGCTCCCGCAGCCAAAAAAGCGCGTCGTGAATTTCTTGAATTAGTCCAAAAGGTTTCTCCAAAAGATGAGAATGGGAACATCACGGGCTATGCAGATTTTAACTCAACATTTGAGTTATATCAGCAAAGCAAAAAACAACCGACAAATGACCGCTC